TATCACCGTTGCTGGCACAACAACTACTGTTAATTCAACAGATTTATCAATTGCAGATAAAACAATCATTATTGGTAGCGGTGCCACGAATAGTGACACTGCCAATGATGCTGGACTACAACTTGGCACTAGCAACCTAAGCTTTAAGTATGATCATGCTAATACCAGATGGAATCTTCCAAATGCTGGACTAAATGTTGGCGGTACCAGTGGAGTTAATATTCCAACTGGCGCATCATACCAAATCAATGGAGCTTCTGTTTTAAGTGCAACTACTCTTGCTTCAACGGTAACTTCTGCTTCTGGTCTAACTTCCATTGGAACTCTTGCTGGTTTAGATGTAACTGGTATTTCTAAGCAAGCAAGCTTCACTGAAGCACTTGAAATTAGAGGTCCTGGTCAGTCTGGAAACCAAAACTATAATTTTGCAACCAGAGCTATCTACTATCATCCATCTGGTTCGATGAGTGGTGATATCACACCAAACATTCAGAATATTCCAACTACAACAACTGTTGATGATAATAAAGTGATTGTCGTCGCAATTTTAGTTTCTCAGGGAGGTACTGCATATAAGATGTCAACAACATTCGGTGTTAATGGATCTTCATTTACAGTTAAGTGGCAAGGAGGAAATCAACCAACTGGAACCGCAAACAAACTAGAAGTTTGGACTTATACAATTATTAGAAGTGGTAGTAGTTTTGTTGACGTAATTGGATCAAAACAATCCTTCGGTTGATAACAATCCTTCGGTTGATAAATTTTAAAAATAAAAAACGGAGGTAACAAACTATGCCAAGATTAACTACATTAAGAGATTTAGGAGCATCCAGAGCGGGGGGCGATCTCCCCTGGCCACAAGCAAGAATCATTACTCACGGATTTGTTGCGGGGGGATATAAAGATTCCTCCCCATGGAGAAATGTGAATCGCACTAATCACTCAACTGATATCACAACAAACCTTGGTGATAAAATGAGCGAAGCAGCTTCATATTCTGACGGAGCAAACAGTGATTTATATTTTTATGTTTATGCTATCGCAAATGCTTTCATGGGTTCTTCTGCTACAACTTGGTCTATGAATATGACCAATGAGGCATCAAGAGGTGGTGCTACTGCTTCTTGGAATATGACAGTTTCGAGAAACGATTTGGGAACTATGGTTGATTATGAACATGCTGGAGCTAAGGTTTATATCGTTGGTGGCGGTAATGCTGCTACTGATAGATTTGATTTGAAAACTGAAACGATGGCAACATCTGCACAGAGACCACAAAACTCAGCAACTTCAAATGATTTTACAGCAACATCTGAGGGTAGATTCAGAGGGTGGCATAAAACAGGTAGCACTGCACAATCCTTCACATGGTCCACTGAAACATATGCATCATGGACAACATCTCCTGGAAGTGATGGTTGGGGTAAAGCTTTAAGTAGTTACAAAGGATATTCCTACATGAAAAATGGTGGCAACTTGAATGCTACTCTGGTTAAGTATAATGATGATACTGGAGCTCAGATTAGTAGTTTCGGTGTGCAAAATGCGGGGGAAGAAAATTATCAGTCTGGTGCAAATAAAGGTTATTGTCTAGGTCATTACAACGGTGCTCAAAATAATAACACGTATAAAGTAAGTTATGTTAATGATGTTGCTAATGATTTATCGTCTACTCCTGGAGGAAATGCTGGAATGTCTTCTGCATCACTAGCTTCTGCTTACAGTATAACTAATGCCACTTATGGCACAACAGCACCAAACTACTAAGAGGTTGTAAAATGAATTACGATAATTTAATTTATTTCTTCGCTGATTTACATGATGTATCGCAGGAAGCTTTAGATAATAAAATTTTTGAGTTTCAAGATACTAAAATTAAGTATAGTATTTTAGGTTGCACTCAAGAAAATTACGATAAGTATATTGTCGGTGTAGAGCATTTTCCTTTAGATAGAAATACTGCGGTAAAAGGATCTAAGTGGTGGGCAGAAATTAGAGCAGAAAAGAAAGACTATGTTTTCAATCCTGAAACTGGCAATTATGATACGAAGGTTTATGTAAGTTTATCTGAAGAGGCTGTTGCTAGCGTAGTAAATTGCATGAAAATTTTTGCAAAATTATTGATTGAAGATGAAATTGAAAATAACACACCTGGATTCAATACATCTTTAATTCAAACATTTGATAATTGCAATAGTATTTACGACCTAAATATATTATATGAGGATTTCTTAGGTATAGAAATGCCTTACAAACAAGCAGTTGAATTGAATAGAATTAATGCCAATGGACAAAGAATATTTAATGAAAATAGACTCAGAATCGAATCACTTCGCGTATGATGAATTTGAAGAGTATCTCATAGAAAAATCAGTAGATACACCATTTCCCCAGACAGAGTTTCAGTGTAATCATTTTGTTTCTGGGTCTCATCCTACTTTTTATAGACAAGTAAGACAAACCTTAATTGAACTCAATTCAAGAAAACATTCTCTTGAGAAAATTAAAATTTCCGTGAGAAAGTGTGAATTAGAAATAGAAAAAATAAAAAATAATATTGAAAAGTCAGAGGATGACTACGAAAGGAAATTGCTTGAAATAGAATTAGATGATATTCTTTTAGATTTAAGAGTGTGGCATAAAAAAATAAAACAATGCCACATAGAAATGCGCTATTTCTTAGATTGGTTGAAACAAAATTGCGGAAGCGTTGAAGAAGCAGATAAATTCTTCGAGCAAGATGATGAAGAAGAGCACAAGTATTGGATTGCCAGAATGGCAAAACAAACTTCTATAGATATTATTACCAGTGGAAGATTAGGAGCTGGTAATTTAGATGCTATTCTACAAATGCCAGAAGAAGACCAAGTTAAGACTTTGCAACTTGCATTGAGTTATGCAGGTGCAGTTAATGCTGGCGTAGATCAACTTAAATTAAATTCGGAAAAAACAGTAAGGTTTTTAAGAGACGAAATTCCAAATAATAAATTCCTTGAGGAGAATAGTGATGTCACAAGTGAAACAAAAAGTCTTCAGTCTACCGATAAATCCCAAACTATCTCCTGAATTTATTGATAGTATTTTTATACCATTTTTAAAGCAGCATTCAGATTATATTTTTGATTTATACTTTACTAGTAGGATTCCCCCATTTGCTCAAGATGCAATGGGAGAAACTTTTATTGGTGGTGAGGAAGCAGATGTTGCTGTAATCAAGCAAGCATTATACATCAGTAATGAAACTGGAATACCTCTTTCAGCAACTTTTAATAACATTCACGTTAGACCAACACAAGAAAATTTAGATATTTTTATTGAAAATTTTACATACTTGTATGAAGTTGGGGTAAAGATTGCTACTATTCCACATACATCTTGGTTAATGACTGGACAAATTCAAAAAGAATTTCCAGATTTATATGTAAAAAATACTATCTTGAGGGAAGTTACTAGACCTAATGAGGTTGTATCCTTAGCAAAAGCAGGATTTCAATACATCAATCTCGATAGAGATTTGATGAGAGATAGAGATTCTTTAATTCGCATTAAAGAAGCTAAAGATTATTGTGCTTCTATAGGTAAACCAGTAAAGATTTCATTACTAGTTAATGAAGGTTGTTGGGGTGGATGTCCTATCATGCCAGAGCACTATCATTATAATAGCACTAGACAATTTCCAGAGTCGCAATATTTTAATAATCCCATCAGCAGAGTTTCTTGTTCTAAGTGGGATTTAGAAGATTCTGCAACTTCACTTAAAGCTGCCAATCTTCCACCGTGGAAAGCAGACTGGGAAGAATTTTTAAATTTAGGAATAGATGTATTTAAATTACATGGCAGAGAATCAGCTACTAGACTAGAAGAATCGATGGATTTAATTCATCGATGGTCTAAAGATGTTGAATACATGTTTCCACAATTTAAAAAGTATTCCGACAATATTGAATTAAAAGAAAAACCAATTGATTTGTGGAGAGAAAAAATTAAAACTTGTAAGTTTGATTGTTGGGATTGCAATTATTGTGAAGCAGTAGTCAATACTTATTTCAAAAAATCACATACAGAATACACAGATAGATTAGTTTCTATTTGTTTAAATGCTATCGACAAAGCATATCTAAAAGATTCAAAATATAAATTTAAAAAAATTCAAGGACTATCATCTGATTTAGTAAAACATTTCTTAAATAGTTTGTGTGATAATGAAGATGTAACTTACCTAGAAACTGGCAGTTTTATGGGTAGCACATTTTTTGCTGCCACAGAAGATAATAATATCGTATCCTTTGCCGTTGATAACTTTTCAGAGAATGTTAAACCAATGATGGATTACGTGCCCTGGAAAGAATATCAATCACCAAAGGAAGAATTTAAATATAATTGGAAACACTTAGCAAAAGATTCTGATACTTTTATCGAGAAGTCAGTTACTGATTTATCAGCAGAAGATTTCAATGGTCATAAACCAAATGTAATTTTCTATGACTCAGACCATTCGCCAGAAGGTCAATTAGAATCATTGAATCATATGTTGCCATTGTTGGATGACAAATTTATTTTGGTATTAGATGATGCCAACTTTGATGGAGTTGTGTATTCAAGTTACAATTTTATACAACAAAATAAATTGAAAGTATTGTTTGATAGAAAAATTTTAACAACAGTCGTTGAAGATGTGAATAGTTTTTGGAATGGATTACAGATATTCGTATTAGAAAAATAATAAATACATAAGAAGGGTCTCTGTATATTCATGTCCAAATCTCAACCAGCAACACGAGAGGAGTTGAAAGATTTTTGCCTCCGTAGACTGGGAGCTCCAATTTTAGAAATCAATGTCGATGATGACCAAATTGAAGACATCATTGATATGTCTTTGCAGTATTTTAATGATAGACATTTTGATGGTGTTGAGAAAATGTTTCTCAAGCACAAATTTACTCAAGCAGATGTAAATAGATTCCAAACAAGTAATACAACTACAACTGCTCCTAACAATGACTCTTGGGAAGAGCGTAACAATTATCTAGAAGTACCCGATCACGTAATCGGTGTAGAAAGATTATTTTCATTTGTTTCTTCTACTATTCGTGGTGACTTATTTGGTATTGAATATCAGATGTTTCTTAATGATTTATATGCATTTGGGTCATTAGATATTTTAAACTACTACATGACCAAATCATATCTTGAGACTCTTGATATGGTTTTAAATACTGGATCTATGATTCAGTTAAGATACACAAAACGACAGAATCGTTTGTATATTGACTACGATCCAAAATATATTGCAAAGGATAGATGGATTGTTATTGAATGCTATAGAGCACTCAATCCAAATGACCACGCTAAGATATACAACGATAGTTTCCTCAAGCGTTATGTCACTGCTCAAATCAAAAAACAGTGGGGACAGAATCTAATCAAATTTAATGGGGTGCAACTTCCTGGTGGCGTATCTCTCAATGGAGAGAAAATGTATGAGGAAGGCAAAACAGAGATAGAAGACATTGAAGCAAGAATGCAATCAGAGTATGAATTACCACCTAACTTCCTAATCGGATAATATGAAGAGCGTACATTTTCCACAGTTTGGCGGTATATCATCAGAGCAAAATCTGGTGCAAGATCTAGTTGATGAGCAGATACGATTGTTTGGTATGGATGTTTATTACGTGCCAAAGGAAATGCTAATTGACCGTAGTTTGAATGATGTCGTTTTAAACATCTTTAAAGAAGCATACATGATTGAAATGATGCTAATTAATGTGGAAGGTTTTGGTGGGTCTGGTGCTATTGCAATGTCTAAGTTTGGTCTTAAGATTACAGATGAAGTAACATTAGCTGTATCTAAAAGACGTTGGACTAATTTTAATACACTCAACGAATCTACTTTTGTTAGAAATAGACCTAACGAAGGTGATTTAATTTATGTTCCTATGACTAAAAATACATACGAAATTAAGTATGTGGAAAGAGAAGTGCCTTTCTATCAGTTAGGTAAAAACTATGTGTATGCATTAACTTGTGAGTTGTTTGAGCAGGCTAATAGTAAATTTGATACTGGCATTTCGGAAATTGATGAATTGCCACAAGAAGTAAATTCTATTCCAGTAATTCTCAAATTAACTGGTGGCACAGGAGTATTCATAGAAGGAGAAGAAGTTACACAAACATTTACTCCTGTAGGTGGTGCTCCAGTTGTAGCAAGAGCAACAGTTGCTAGTTGGGACCAAGCAAATAGAAAATTACGTCTCACATATATAAAAGGAGTATTAAAAGAAAACTTACCTTTAGTTGGTGGAGATAGTGGTGCATCGTGGATAGTGGACAATTTCTCCACTATTGATTTTGAAATTGATAATTATGATAATGCAGAAAACAAATGGTATGAAGATAAAGCCGATGTGATTCTTGACTTCAGTGAAGGAAATCCATTTGGTGAATATGGAGATATGGAGGATTCATTCTAATGTTAGGAAGACATTTTTATCACGAAATTATTAAAAAAAATGTTAAAGCATTTGGCACTATTTTTAATAACATCGAAATTATTAAAACAGACCCAGATACTGGTGCAGAGATTCAACGCTTTAAGGTGCCTCTTGCCTATGGTCCTAAGAGTAAGTTTCTTGCTCGCTTAGACCAAGATCCTAACACTGAGCGTAAGGTCAGTATCACAATGCCACGTCTCTCGTTTGAGATGACTGACATTACATATGACTCAGCAAGAAAGACATCTCCAATTCAAAAGTATCTTAAAGAAGATTCTGGCACTAGCACAAAGGTGCAGTATATGCCAGTGCCTTATAATCTAGGATTTGAATTAGGTATTCTATCAAAAACTCAAGACGATGCCCTACAAATTCTTGAGCAAATTATACCATACTTTCAACCAGCATTTACGGTAACTGTGAATCTTATTCCAGAAATGGAAGAGAAAAAAGATTTGCCCATCATTCTTAATAATATTTCATACGAAGATGACTATCAAGATGATATGATGAGAAGAAGGAGTATTACATATACTCTTGACTTCACTCTCAAAACATACTTCTATGGTCCTGTTACCAATGCAGAAATTATTCGTAAGGCAATTGTCTTTGAATCTGTTGGCGATTTAAAACAACATAGAAGAACAGTTAGATATACAGTAGAGCCAGATGCTCTCACAGACCAGAATAATGATGGTATTATTAACAACTTAGACGATGAGTTGTTAATGCCTGGAGATGACTTTGGATTTAATGAAGGAATTACATTACTATGAGTAAGTTTGAAGATAATATGGAAGAAATTTTTGATATCGATACGGTATCTCAAAATACAGAAATTACTGCTGTGGAAAAAAATCCAGATGCAGGCAAAGATTATGAATATACCAGAGGTCAATTATACAGTCTAATATCTAAGGGTCAGGAGGCGGTAGAAGGCGCTCTAGAGGTTGCTCAGGAGTCAGGTCACCCTAGAGCATATGAAGTCGCTGTAAACGCTATGAAGCAGGTCTCAGACATGACTGATAAATTAATTGATCTACAGCAAAAAATGAAGAATCTTGGTAAAGAAGAATCTAACAAAGGACCAACCTCAGTTACTAATAACGCTATCTTCCTAGGAAGCACTGCAGACCTACAGAAGATGCTAAAGCGTGGAAAAATAGAGGAAGAATAAATATAAAATAAATGGTAAAAAACAATGAGATTAAAAATTCTTGGCACTGAGGTAGCATTACCTACTACTGCTAATACAGCTACTACCGTTGGTGAAGCACAAGAAGTTCGTCTCGTGCATGAGGGTGCTAACACAACTCACTTAGTAACGATTACCGATGGTGCAGCATCGCCAGCAACAGTAG